AATGAGATCGTCGCTGGATACTTACAGCAGACCGACAGCTCTGAACCTCTTGACGCTGAATCGCTTGGTGAGCTCGCTGCAGCATGGTCAAACGCTCGACGCGTGAACGCTGTCGGCGCATTGAACTCTGCTGTCAAGTACGAACAATTTGACACAGACCCGAGCAAACTCCAGCTCGTAGAAGCTCGCAACTTCAGCGCACTCGAACTGTCTCGAGCAATCGGAGTCCCTGCGTACCTTTTGGGAATCGGAATTTCTGGCTACAACTACAGCAACGCGACACAGGCCAAGCAGGATCTCTATCTGCTGGGAGCCAAGCTCTACATGGACTGTATTCAGGAGACCCTCAGCGGAACAGACATCCTGCCTCGTAATAGGTTCGTTGAATTTGACACCGAAGATCTGATAGCAGATGTAGAGATGAATCGCTCAGAGATTGACATTGAACAACCTGCCTCTATGCGAACCCCTCAGGAGATGCCCTCATGATTCGACTTACTGCTCAACAGATCACACTTGACGCTTCCGCCGATGGCGAACCATCACGCCAGATCACAGGCCTCGCCGTTCCTTGGAATGTCAAAGCGACTCTCTCCGGTGGAGAATCGGTCGTCTTCCTTGAAGGCTCACTTCCCGAAGATGGCCCAATGCCGAAGCTCCTTGAATATCACGACGAGACACGCGTCATCGGACGCGTGACCGAGAGAGTGTCAACCGCCGAGGGAATGATGTTCGTCGCCAAGTTGAGCGCGACCAGAGCTGCCGATGACGCTCTCGCACTGCTCGCCGATGGCGCTCTAGATTCAGTCTCCGTTGGCGCAGTGCCTACCAAGTTCAAGCGCCTCGCAGACGGGACGCTAGAGGTCTCTGAGGCTAAGTTCGTAGAACTGTCGGTTGTCACCGTCGGAGCTTACGAATCAGCTCAGGTCTACTCAGTCGCAGCCTCTTCACCCGAAGAGGAAGCACCCGACGAAGAAGAAGAAATACCAACCCCAACCCAACCATCCGAGGAGGATGAAATGTCAGAAGCAATCGAAGCAGCAGTACCCAATGCTCCCATCCAATACGCAGCACCGAAGCGCGAGTTCAAGCTTCCCACCGCTGCCGAGTACATGGTCAAGTTCGTCGCTGGCGGATCCGAGTTCGCTGAGTTCAACCAGCGCATCGTTGCAGCTGCACCGAATGTCACCACGACCGACACACCCGGCATCCTTCCAGTGCCGATCATCAGCCCGATCTACAACAACTTTGTAGCCAACTACCGTCCCTTGATCACCGCAATGGGAGTCCGCCAAATGCCACAGAGTGGCAAGGTCTTCATCCGTCCGAAAGTCACCACACACACGACCATCGGCGCAAGCAACGGTGAACTCGTCGCTCTCGATCAAGGCACTTTCGTTGTTGACGACATTCAGATCACGAAGGCCTTGTACGGCGGATTCGTGAAGCTTTCTGAAGAGTCAATGGACATGACCTCACCTGAGGTTCTCGGTGCATTGATTGACGACATGGCTCGCATCTACGCAAACGCGACAGATGTCGCAGCCTGTGCAACATTCGAAGCAGGAGTCACTCAGACTCAAGCACTCGCCGATGTCACCGATCCAGCCGACTGGGTGTCGTTCATCTACGGAGCTGCACAACAGATCCTCACCAACAGCAACGGCAACCTCCCCAATGTGATGGTGGTCAGTCCTTCCTACTACGCGTCACTCGGCGCATTGGTGGACACAGCTGGTCGTCCGTTGTTCCCGAATGTCGGCCCACAAAACGCAGTCGGAACTGGCGCATCTGCATCAACCTTCAACGGCAACGCTTTCGGCCTGTCGCTGGTCGTTGACCGCAACATCACCACCCTCCCGATCTATGTCGGTGACAGCAGTGGCTTCGAATGCTGGGAACAGCAAAAGGGCGCTGTATCGGTTGAACTGGCTGATGGTGCGCTTGGTCGTGTCATCAAGTTCCGCGGTTACTTCTCGTCCGTCATGATTGACGCGACCAAGTTCGTCACCAAAGCCTGAACCGACTGACGAGTAGAGAGAACGAACGATGGCAACATTCACAGTCACGCATCAGATGGTGCTTGACAATGTTGCCGTCGTTCAGACTCTTGAATCAACCGACATCGCTGTCGGTCAGACGATCACACTGTCAGGATGTGCTGCACAGCTGAACGGTAGTCATGTCGTTTTTGCAGTACCGACCTATCTCTTCATTGGAACAGATGAAGAAGGCGACTATCTTTTCAACCCTGATGTCATTATTCCGAACCAGTTGCTCTTCCAAGATGTGGGAGCAGATCTTGCTCGAGAAGCAGTTGATCCTGTCGGCTCGCTCGTCTGGACTCAGACCTGTACATGGATAAATGTTGCGGATCTCACCGAGTTTCTCGGCATCAGCGGAGCGACCGCCAATGACACAAGTTTCATGACCTCATCAGTTAACGCTTCAAATGCATGGTCATTTAAGCGCAGAGTTCAGGCTGGCTACCATGACTCACTTACTACCGTCCCTGATGCTGCAGTAAAAGCTGGAGTCGTGCTCATGGCTGCGAGCTTGTATCGAGAGCGCGGAAGTTTGGACTCCTTCAACAGCTTCCAAGACATGAACATCAGCGCACCTGTCGCTTCAATGGGTCGGATAAACCAGTTGCTCGGCATCAAGAGAAGTCAAGTGGCATGAGATGGCTGGCATCTTCACAGAAACGATTGATGCTGTCTCGGCAACGATCACAGCTCTCGGCCTTGTGCCGGTCACTGATCCACGCAACGCTCGACCTCTTACTGTATTCATTGAGCTTCCTACTTTCAGTGCGTTCAATAACCAGACAGCGGACATCACGATCGATCTCCGAGTGTTGGGCGCGCCACCCGGCAACCAAGACACTACGAACTACATACTCGGAGTCGTTGACACGCTCATGAACTCCTCCCTCGCAGTCATCTCTGGCAGACCTACGATCGCATCAATCGGATCAGCCGAGCTACCTGCATATGACCTCACAATAAGAATCGGCACTAGCCGCGTATAAAGGACAAAAACAATGACCGCAACAGTCACCTACCTAGCCAACCCCACCGTCACAGTCACAGCACCTTCGGCGATGACGCTCACCGATCACTGCTCAGCAGCGACCTTGACACTCACCGCCGAAGCACTCGAGAACACGGCCTTCGGTCAGACCTCACGCACCTTCACCGCTGGGCTCTACTCAAATGAGCTCACGCTGACACTGTTCCAGAGCTACGGCGCGACCGAAGTTGAAACCATGCTGAACACTTTGTTCGGTGTCGAATCCACACTCGTCATCAGCCCTGCCGGTGCTGTCGAATCAGCCTCGAATCCTGAGTACACCTTGACTGGTTGTTACTTGGCGACCGTGACTCCGATCTCGGCAGCAGTTGGCGAGCTCTCAGTTGTCGAAGCGACCTTCATGGGCGGATCATTCGTCCGCGATGTCACCTGATCTAGTAACTAATCCGAACCCCGACTAGGAGAACCCATGAAACTCACACTCAGTGTCAAGCTCGCCGATGGCGAGACCTACCAAGTAGTCACGAACCTGTTCGTGATCATTTCGTGGGAGCGTAAGTTCAAGCGACGAGCATCAGATCTTGCGAACGGGATCGGGATGGAAGACCTCGCCTTCATGGCCTACGAGGCCAGTAAACAGCAAGGTCATCCAGTCCCGATCTCATTCGATGAGTTCGTCAAGAAATTGGAAGATCTAGAAGTCGTGGAGACTGCGACCGCAGTCCCTACACAGGAGGCTTCCGGCGACAACTAGCAGCTCTGCTAGTTGAGACTGGGTTCTGGCCTCCGCACATAACATTCGAGACAGACGATCTGGCGACTTGCGTCCAGATCATCAATGAACAAAGACGGAAGACCTAATGGCTGCATCAGTAGGAGTTGACTACGCAGGACTCAAAGATGCGCTTCGTGAGATCCAGAAGGTTGATCCTGCTCTCCGTCGGCAGATCACCAAGGACATTAAAGGAGCTATGGATCCTCTTGTCTCTGCGATTAAGGACTCGATTCCGTCGTCGCCACCGTTGACAGGACAAAAGCACAACGGGCGCACAGCATGGAAGAACGAGTCAAAGAATGTCGTCGTCAAAGTGGACACGCGCAAGGCTCGCAAACGCAACCTCAGCGCAGGAGCACAGTACGAGTCCATCGGAACAGTGAAGATCACCGCTAAAGGTGCAGCTCTCTCTATGACCGACATGGCAGGACGAGGCCGAAACCAGACACGCAACAAGAACCCTCTGCGTGCTCGACCCAATTTCGCTAACGATCTGACCAGCAAACTCCGCAGCCCTTCACGCTTCATGTGGGCGCGCTCTGACGACTATCTGGACGAGATCACTCGGCGAGT